TGCAACATGGGACGATTCAACCAATATTCTAAAAGGAAATCTTGTTGTTAAGAGTCTAACTTCTCCTTCGACCTATAGTATTTTTGCAATTAATTCTGTTACTTTTAATACCACATGGTTACAGTTAGGTGTTTCTTATGTGTCGGGAGTTGTTCCTGCAAATGATGAAAATCTCATGGCTGAATTTTGCAGAACCGGTGATGCTGGTACACAGGGAGTTCAAGGTACTCAGGGTACACAAGGACGCCAAGGAATTCAAGGACTACAAGGTACATTAGGCTCTCAGGGTATTCAAGGGAATACGGGTGCTCAAGGCACACAAGGTGCCCAAGGGCGCCAGGGTATCACTGGCTCGCAAGGTATTACAGGAGCCGATGGAGCACAAGGTACACAAGGTATTCAAGGCACATTAGGAGCACAAGGTATTCAAGGTATTAGTGGTGCATATGCCGCGCAAGGTATTCAGGGTACTCAAGGTATTCAGGGTACTCAAGGTATTCAGGGTACTCAAGGTATTCAGGGTCGCCAAGGTATTACAGGTTCACAAGGTATTACAGGTTCACAAGGTATTCAAGGCACTCAAGGTATTCAAGGCACATTAGGAGCACAAGGTATTCAAGGTATTACAGGTGCACAAGGTATTAGTGCAACAACAAATGGTGCAGTGTATTCATTAGGTCTTAAAAACGCTTCTACTGGAACTGTTGCCTATGACTGTGCTGCAACCGATTCTTTTTATCATACCGCCCCTGCAGCAAATTGGACCGCAAATCTTACAAACCTAAATTTAACTTCAAATACAACTCGAAATATTCATTTATATATTGCTCAAGGCGATCCTGCATATACTCCAACGACTATTCAAATTGGTGGAGTTACAAAAACCGTACTTTATAATGGCCCAACTGCTGGACATAGAAATACAACGGATATATTTGAATTAAGGGTATTGAATGTTTCCGGTACATATTTTGTTTACGGTGACATTTCTGCATACAACTAATCTTTAAATGCTAAACAGTCACTTCTATCACGCCACTATTCGTAAGCTTGTTGCCGCGTTCGGCACGGTCTTCAATAACATCTCCGTGGTCCGCAAGGATCAGGCGGGAAAGGTGATCAACATCCAGCGCGTACCGCTCGCGTATGGTCCCAAGCAGAAGTTCCTGGCTCGTATCGATGAGCAGAGCGATCTGCAGGGACCCAAGGTCGCGATCAAGCTTCCTCGGATGAGCTTTGAGATCGTGACGATGACTTACGACGCGACGACGAAGATCAATCGCAACAACACCATCTCGGTGGGAAGCCTGACGGATCCTTCGGCCCGCACCGTGGTTCGTCAATTCGCTCCGTATCGCATGGGAGTGCAGCTCTCGATCATGGCCAAGAACCAGGACGACGCGCTTCAGATCGTGGAGCAGATCCTTCCCTACTTCCAGCCGGAGTATACCATCACGATCAAGGACGTGGAAGGAATGAACATCTCCAACGACGTACCGATCGTTCTCACCTCGATCACAATGAACGAGGAGTACGAGGGCGACTTCATGACCCGCCGTGCCATCATCTACACGCTGGACTTTGAACTTCGTGTTCGCTTCTATGGTCCCACATCCGAGTCGGGAATCATCAAGAACGTCATCGTGGATTTTATCGATTCAACCACTCTTGCTCCCATCGAGCGTCTGGGTGTCAGAGTGGACCCGCCCACCGCGGCAGCGACGGACAACTACACGGTGCTCAAGAGCGTGTCGTTCTTCACGGCCACCGACTCTTTCTATCTGGATATGCAGCTCGGCTCCGGCAACTACAGCGTGGGAGAGATCGTAACCGGATCCATGACGGCCACCACGGCCAAGGTGATATCCTGGTCCAACAATCGACTCCTGGTTCATGGGGCGGACGGTCCGTTCCATGTGGCCGAGAGCGTGGTCGGCGGCATCTCAAGCACGGTGAGAGAAGTGGGAGCCGTCGTTCCCACCTACGATTAATAACCACTGACTATATCATGAGCACGGAAAAGAGCGAAATCATACTCAAGAAGCTGGAAGCGAATCTTCCTCCCGCCATCGTGCCGCCCGGCGTGCCATCCAACGAGACCAAGGAGGTTCAAGACGACTACGAGTTCTCTCGCAAGTCCTATCGCGATCTCGTCTCCAAGTCCAATCAGGCCATCGAATCCATGCTTGATCTTGCGCTTCAGGCCGAGCATCCTCGGGCGTTCGAGGTACTGAGCTTGATGCTGAAGAACACGTCCGAGATCACGGATAAGCTGATGGATCTTCAGAAGAAAAAGAAGAACATGAAGGAAGCCGACGAGGCGCCCAAGCCGGGACCTCAAGTGGGTACTCAGAACGTCTTCATCGGTTCCACAACCGATCTTCAGAAACATTTGATCGCCAAACTCGCGGAAAAGAATGTCACAGACACCGCAGATAACACTTAAGACCGCAGCGTTCGGATACCTGGGCAACGTCCAGGTCAAGCGCGATGGCGTGCAGATGCCCTTCACGGACTACGAGGTGTCCGAGTACATGAAGTGTATGCAGGATCCCGCCTACTTCGCAAAGAAGTACATCAAAGTCATTCACCTGGATAAAGGCCTGGTCGCCTTCGAGCCATACGACTATCAGGCGAAGATGTTCGATCACTTCAACGACAATCGATTCTCAATCGTTCTCGCCTGTCGTCAGTCGGGAAAGTCCATCTCCGTCGTGGTGTACCTTCTCTGGTACGCGGTGTTTCACCCAGACAAGACCATCGCCGTGCTCGCCAACAAGGGAGCCACCGCTCGAGAGATGCTCTCCCGCGTCACGCTCGCGCTAGAGAATCTTCCGTTCTTTCTTCAGCCTGGCTGTAAGGCGCTGAACAAGGGATCCATCGAATTCAGCAACGGTTCCAGGATCGTGGCCGCCGCGACGTCGGGCTCCTCAATCCGTGGTCTCTCCATCAATCTTCTGTTTCTCGACGAGTTTGCCTTTGTTGAAAACGCCGGTACATTCTATACCTCGACGTACCCGGTAATTACATCGGGTAAGACCTCGCGAGTCATCATCACTTCAACCGCGAACGGCGTTGGCAACATGTACCACCGACTCTGGGAAGGTGCCATACAGCGAGTGAACGAGTTCAAGCCGTTTCGAGTCGACTGGTGGGACGTGCCCGGACGCGACGAAGCGTGGAAGACACAAACGATCTCCAATACTTCCCCGCTTCAGTTTGAGCAGGAGTTCGGTAATTCTTTCCACGGCACAGGTTCCACTCTCGTGAATGCCGAGACGCTGCTGTCGCTGAAGGCTGCCATCCCTATTCATACGCAGAACGGAGTGAAGATCTACGAGAAACCAGACAAGACGCACAACTACGTTCTTGTAACGGACGTGGGCAGGGGAAGAGCACAAGATTATTCAGCATTCTCCATCGTCGATGCATCGGTCAAGCCTTTTCGCCAGGTTGCCACGTACAGGGACAATCTGATATCCCCTCTGCTTCTCCCCGACCTCGTGTTCAAATACGCAAAGCTGTACAACGAAGCCTACGTGATCGTGGAGTCCAACGACCAGGGATCCGTGGTATGCAACGCCCTCTACTACGATCTGGAGTACGAGAACATGTACGTGGAGTCCACCGTCAAGAACGGTGCCATCGGTGTCACCACAACGAAGAAGACAAAGCGTATCGGCTGCTCCAACCTCAAGGACATGCTGGAGACGAAGAAGCTTGAGGTCGTGGACGCTGATACCATCATGGAACTGAGTACGTTCGAGGCGAGCGGCAGTTCCTATGAAGCGTCCATAGGTAACCACGACGACACCGTCATGCCCCTGGTGCTCTTCGGCTGGTTCGCGGCCACCGACATCTTTGCAAACATATCCTCGGTTGACCTCAAGTCCATGCTTTATTCCGAGAGATTGACCATACTCGAGGATGATATCGCCCCTGTGGGAGTCTTTTCAGCCGATGAGGATTCAAAGCAGAAGTACTTCGTGGAGGACGGCGAGGTCTGGACCTCGGTTCAGCCCTCCACGCTCTACTAGAAACACGACTATTTATAAATAAGAGCATTGAACATCCGTATCATGCTTTCTTAACATCCAAACACAACTACTATGAGTTTTCTAGTATCTCCCGGAGTTCAAGTCAATGAACTTGACCTTACAAACGTCGTACCCGCTACGTCCACCTCAATCGGTGGCTACGCAGGTTCTTTCAACTGGGGCCCAATTGAGGAAATTCGTACCGTCACATCCGAGAAAGAACTCGCTTTGACCTACGGAACTCCCGATGCGACCACCTTCCGCTCATTCCTGACTGCAGCTTCATTTCTGCTCTACGGAAACAATCTTAAAGTCGTTCGCAGCGCCGGTTCAACGGCCAAGAACGCTTCGACCGGTCAAGCTGGTTCTGGAGCACCCCCCTCGGGCGTGCTCATCAAGAATCGCAGCACGTATGAGACCGATTTCGAAACTGGCGCAGGCACCGCTGGTGCTTGGGCAGCCAAGTATGCGGGAAGTCTGGGAAATGGTCTTGGCGTGGCAGTATGCGCCGGCAGTGCGGCATTCACCGGCTGGGATTATAAATCTCTCTTCACAGTAGCTCCCGGAACTTCAACGTTCGCGGATGCGGCTGGTTCGTCCAATGACGAAATGCACATTGTAGTCTATGATAAAAGTGGCGTTTGGACAGGCACCGCTGGTAAGGTCCTCGAGACGTTTGGATTTGTTTCACAAGCCAAGGATGCAGTTAAGACCGATGGCACAACCAATTACTACGCGAATGTGCTGAATGCAAATTCTAAGTATGTTTGGTGGATGGATCATGCTGTTGCACTTGTCGATGCTGGAACATCCGTCTATGAGACGGACAGCTTCACCGTCACCACTGCCCTTGACTACACCTTTTCTGGTGGCGTGGATGCTCTTGGAGTTGACGGCGACGTTCAAACCGCTCTCGCTCTGCTCGCGGATGCCGAGACGGTCGACGTGAACCTGCTCTTCACCGCTGGTGACGCTACAGGTTACACCATCGCAAACTCGCTGGTTACGATCGCTCAGAATCGTAAAGACTGCGTGGCGTTTATCTCTCCTCCGATCTCATCTTCGGTTGGCACGGCTACGCCGGCCGCCGACGTGATCGCCTGGGCGGCAGACGTTACCTCAAGCTCATACGCCGTCATTGATTCCGGCGCGCTCAAGGTGTACGACAAGTACAACGACGTCTATCGCTTCATTCCCGCCTGCGGACATATCGCTGGTCTCTGCGCCAACACCGACCGCGTGGCCGATGCCTGGTTCTCACCGGCCGGTTACAACCGCGGAAGTCTGCTCAACGTCACCAAGCTGGCTTACAACCCCAGCCAGGCCGACCGCGATGCTCTCTATCTGGCGCGGGTCAATCCCATCGTTTCGTTCCCTGGTCAAGGTGTTCTTCTCTTCGGAGACAAGACCGCCCAGGCCAAGCCGAGCGCCTTCGATCGCATCAATGTTCGCCGCCTCTTCAACGTCCTGGAGAAGTCCATCTCCACTGCCGCGAAGTACCAGCTGTTCGAATTTAATGATTCGTTCACGCAGGCCATGTTCCGTAATATGACCGAGCCGTTCCTTCGCACAGTGAAGGGTCGTCGCGGCATCACCGACTTCAAGGTCGTATGCGACAGCACAAACAACACGGGCGACGTTGTCGACCGCAATGAATTCAGGGCTGATATATACATCAAGCCCGCCCACGCCATCAACTACATCACGCTGAACTTCATCGCTACTCGCACCAGCGTATCGTTCACTGAAGTGGCTGGCCAATAATAACAAAACAATTCAATAGGAGAACATAACAATGGCAAATCAAAGCATCGCTGATTTCAAAGCTCAGCTGATCGGTGGCGGCGCACGGGCTAACCTTTTTTCGGTTACCCTGAACTTCCCGGCTGGTCTCGCAAATCTGGACACTCGCAAGTCGAGTTTCCTGGTTAAAGCAACTCAGCTCCCCTCGTCCATCAACTCACCCATCACCGTTCCGTTCCGCGGCCGTCAGCTGCAGCTCGCTGGTGATCGTCAGTTCGAACCCTGGTCCATCAACGTCATCAACGACACAGACATGTCGATTCGGAATACGTTTGAGATGTGGGTTAACCTCATCAATAACAACGTGACCAACACAGGTCGCCAGAATCCGTCGGACTATAGCGACGTTGATATGGCCGTTGATCAGCTCGATAAAGCCGGAAACAGCATCAAGCAGTACATCATCCGTGGTGTCTGGCCGTCGAACATTTCGGCGATCGACTTGAGCAACGATTCAGAAAACACCATCGAAGAGTTCGCAGTCGAGCTCCAGATGATGTACTGGGAATCGGTAGATTCTAATATCATAGATTCTAATATCACTGTCTAATAGATCGTCTCCTGTCTAATCTGATCTGATGCAGGGGAGGGTCGATTCACGTCGCCCTCCCCTGTTTTGGATCACCCTCAAGCACATATACATACATTATGCAATTCTTTGGATTTTCCATCACGCGCAAAGACCCTTCTTCATCGGAAGAAAGGAAGAAACGCCTTGACACTCAGGCCGCCTCGTTCGTTCCGCCCACAGCAGACGATGGGAGTATGTCGGTTGCGTCTGGAGGCTATTTCGGTCAATATCTTGACCTGGATGGTGACGCTGCAAAGACAGACGTTGACCTTATTCGCAAGTATCGAATTGCGGCTGAACAGCCCGAGTGCGATATTGCCATTGATGACATTGTAAATGAAGTAATTGTAAACGATGATGATTCTGGTCCGGTTGCATTGAATTTGGATGCGTTGGATCAGCCTGACAATATTAAGGCCGAGGTGAATGCGGAATTCGACCACGTGCTTAAACTGCTTAATTTTAACCTGAACGGCGTGGACATCTTCCGCCGTTGGTATATCGATGGTCGCCTTTACTACCATGTAATTGTTGATGAAGCGGCTCGCGGTGATGGTATTAAAGAGATTCGTGCGGTGGATGCTCTGCGTATCCGTAAGGTGCGCGAGATCAAGGAAGAGAACGACCCCAAGACCGGCGCGAAGATCGTCAAGAACATGGACGAGTACTTCCTTTATCAGGACGGCGGTCTGCAGAAGTCCGACATCGGTCTCAAGATCAATAAGGACGCCGTCTGCTACGTCCCTTCCGGCATCCTGGACGCGACGCGCAAGCGGGTGCTTTCGGCTCTGCACAAGGCGATCAAGCCCGTCAATCAGCTTCGCTACATGGAGGACTCGCTGGTCATCTATCGTATGGCTCGCGCTCCCGAGCGCCGTATCTTCTACATCGACGTGGGCAATCTTCCCAAGGGTAAGGCCGAGGAGTACATGCGTACGGTGATGAACCAGTACCGCAACAAGATCGTCTATGACGCCAGCACAGGCGAGATTCGCGACGATCGCAAGCACATGAGCATGCTGGAAGACTTCTGGCTGCCTCGCAAGGAGGGCGGCCGTGGCACAGAGATCACGACCCTTCCCGGCGGCGAGAACCTGGGCCAGATCGACGACATTCTGTTCTTTCAGAAGAAGCTCTATCGCGCTCTGAACGTACCGGTTTCCCGCATGGAATCCGACAGCGGGTTCAGCCTAGGTAAGTCCTCGGAGATCAGCAGAGACGAGATCAAGTTTCAGAAGTTCGTGGACCGCCTTCGCAAGAAGTTTTCCGGCCTGTTCTTTGAGCTTCTTCGGACCCAGCTGATCCTCAAGGGAGTCATCACTCCGGACGACTGGCACGAGTTTCGTGAGCAGATGACCATTGATTTTCGCAAGGATAATCATTTTTCGGAGCTGAAGGAGAGCGAGCTGCTCACGGATCGACTCAACATGCTCACTGCGGTTGCACCGTACGTTGGTAAGTTTTACTCAGAGCATTGGGTACGTCGTAACGTCCTTCGGCAGACCGACGACGAGATCGAGATCATGGACGCTGAGATTCAGGAGGAGGGTTCGGTGCCAGAGACAGAAGCTGCCATGGACGACAGCGGCGAATCCGAGGACCAGGCCGATGAAACCGAGCAGGGACCCTCTGTCCAGTGATCAATAATTATAAATAGAAGTACTAGATGAACTCCAAAGTCTCAGATATGGTAGTCGCGCTGGCGCAGGGTAAGGCCTCCACGGCGCAAGAATCTTTCTCGGGCGCCATGGCAGAAAAGATCAACGCCGCTCTCGACGAGCGTAAAGCAGCGCTCGCGGCTCAGATCTACAACAAGCCAACTTCAAAGTAATCACCAATCTCAAGTCTAATGAAGCTAATCACAGAAACACTGGCAGAGCAAGATCAACGTCCTCACAGAAGGAGTTGGTGCCGAGAAGAAGACCTTCCTGGAAGGTACCTTCATGCAGGCAGAGAAAGTTAATCGCAACGGGCGTATCTACCCGAAGCACGTGCTTGTACCCGCTGTGGCCAAGTACATCAAAGAACAGGTTGCAACCGGTCGCGCCGTGGGTGAGTTGAATCACCCGGATGGGCCCACCGTCAACCTGGACAAAGTTTCGCATCGCATCACCGAACTGTCATGGAACGGTGATAACGTTGTTGGAAAGGCGCTCGTGTTGAATACCCCCATGGGTCAGATCGTAAAAGGTCTGGTCGAAGGTGGCGTTCAGCTCGGTGTCTCTAGTCGTGGTATGGGATCGCTCGAACGTAGTGGCGAGATGAACGTGGTGAAGCCAGACTTCATCCTTTCAACTATCGACATTGTTCAAGATCCGTCCGCTCCCGAAGCATTCGTTAATGGTATCATGGAGGGAGTAGAATGGGTTTGGAATAATGGCGTGCTGGTGCCCGAGCAAATTGAAGAGTACGAGACTGAAATCAAGCGTGCATCAAAGCGGAACCTCACCGAGGCTCAGCTGCGAGTATTCAAAGATTTCCTCTCAAAACTTTAACCAACTATAGAATTATAGTAGGGATACAACCGAAATGTCAAATAAAATCAAACAGAATCATAACGATCTCATTGAGGACATAACTGTTGAGGAACTGCGTTCTGATGGACTCGTTGAAGATGTTGAAGTTTCTAGCGAGGAACCTAAGAAGAAAGCTGATGACGCAAAGCCCGCATCCACTGTTGACGCCCCCGGCGTTGATACGGTGAAGGCAGCAATCGACGCAGCGCCGGTAGCAATGGCTCCACACAGCCAGGGCACCCCGGAGGCTCCGACGGTAGGACCTGAAGTTCAGGCAGCTCTAGACTCCGTGAAAGCTGCTATTGCAGCTGCCCCGGTGGCTGAAGCTCCGAAGACGAAAGCTGGTCTAATCAGTGCAATGTATCAACATCTGTCATCGATGAAGACAGAGGATCTGGCGAATGTTTATCAAACGCTGACGACACCTACAGAGGTGCCCAAGGCAGATGAACCCAAGCCGGATGCAGATTCAGAGAAAACACCTGATGCCGACGCGAAAGCGCCTGTTGATGGTGAGGAAGAAGCACCCGTAAAGGGCGACGAAGATGAGAAGGATGCAGAGACCGATAAAAAGGTTGATGAAGCCGACGAATCCGAGGAACCCAAGAAGAACGACGATGAATCCGAAGAAGAGAAATCCGATGATGAGGATGACTCAGAAGAGGATAAAGAGTCGGACGATGAGGAAGAGAATGAGGATGATGAGAAGGAAGACAAGCCCAAAAAGAAGTACGAGGAAAGCCTTGATGTTCTAATGAAAGCTGAAAATTCCCTTTCAGAGGACTTCCGTTCAAAAGCTTCCGAACTGTTCGAATCCACCGTTAATGCCAAGGTGAAAGCTGAAGTTCTCCGCCTAGAGGAAACCTATCAGACCCAGCTGGATGAGGAAGTGGTGAAAGCCACAACCGGACTCAGCGAAAAGGTCGACAGTTACCTCAGCTATGTCGCATCGACATGGATGGAAGAGAATAAAGTTGCCATCGAAGCCGGTCTTCGCACAGAGATCGCTGAGAACTTCATGAAGAGCCTGCAAGGGTTGTTCAAGGAGTCCTTCATCGAAGTTCCCGAGGGCAAGGAGAACCTAGTTGATTCACTCAACAAGGAAGTCGCCAAGCTCGAAGAACAGCTTCTTAAAACAACTGAGTCAAACATGAAGCTCAATGAGAATGTGAATGCGCTAACCCGCAAACAGATCATCAAAGAAGCCGCATCAGACCTCGCCTCAACAGAGGCAGTTAAACTCAATTCCCTTGTGGAATCAGTTGATTTCGAAGATGCCGCGTCCTTCGCTAAGAAGGTCGTAAACATCAAGGAATCATTCCTCCGCAAGACAGTAACACAATCCCAAGAAAACCAGGTAGAGACCGCTATTGATGAGAATGGCTACGAAGTCGAACTCACTCCAATAATGGAAAACTATTCATCTGCATTATCTAGACTGATCAAACAAAGTCAGTCATAATTAAAAAAACCACTACAATGTTCAATTCAGAACAACTCCAAAAAAAGTGGGCCCCGATCCTTGAACACAAGGATCTGCCCAAGATTAAGGACGCTTACCGTAAATCAATTACGGCGGTGATCCTCGAAAACCAAGAGAAGGCTCTCCGCGAAGAGCGTTCCCAGTCACAATTCCAGTCCATCAATGAGACTGCCGCGAACGCCACCACCGGTGGCACAGGCAACATGGCCAATTGGGATCCGATCCTGATCAGCCTCGTTCGCCGTTCGATGCCGAACCTCATTGCTTATGACATCTGCGGCGTTCAGCCCATGTCAGGTCCGACTGGCTTGATCTTCGCAATGAAGAGCAAGTACACCACACAGGGTGGCACAGAAGCTCTCTTCAATGAGGCTGCTTCAGGCTTCTCTGGTACACGCACCCAGGCCGGCCGTTCTTCGTCCCTCCCGGACGTGACCGGTGGCTCAGGCGCCGACTCCGATGGCGTGCAGGATTCCTTCGACGTGGGTCGTGGTCTTGCTACATCGGCGGGCGAAGCTCTTGGTACCGGTTCATCCGGCGCCGGCAGCTTTGGCGCGATGGCATTCAGCATCGAGAAGGCAACCGTGACTGCAAAGACACGCGCCCTCAAGGCTGAGTACACGATGGAATTGGCGCAGGACCTCAAAGCCGTTCACGGCCTTGATGCAGAGTCCGAGCTGGCCAACATCCTGTCGGCGGAAATCCTCGCGGAACTTAACCGCGAAATCGTCCGTACGATCAATGTTAAGGCGATCCTCGGTGCCAAGCAAACTGGCATCGCTGTCCCCGGTACGTTCAACCTTTACAGCGACGCTGATGGTCGTTGGAGCGTTGAGAAGTATCGTGGCCTCCTGGTCCAGATCGACCGCGAAGCCAATAACATCGCCAAGTCAACCCGTCGTGGTAAGGGTAACTTCGTCATCTGCAGTTCAGATGTCGCAACAGCCCTCGCCGCTTCAGGCGTTCTTGACTATGCTCCGGCCCTCAGCACCGACCTCCAGGTCGATGACACAGGTAACACCTTCGCTGGTGTGCTCAATGGCCGCATCAAGGTATACATCGATCCGTATGCGACCGATGACTACTGCACCGTGGGTTACCGTGGTACGAATCCGTACGACGCTGGTATGTTCTACTGCCCGTACGTTCCGCTCACGATGGTGCGCGCCGTTGGTCAGTCTGACTTCCAGCCCCGCATCGGGTTCAAAACCCGCTACGGACTGGTTGCCAATCCGTTCGCCGAGGCTAACCCGGTGAATGACGTTGGTACCGATCGCTCCAACAAGTACTTCCGCATCTTCGCGGTACAGGGCGTTCTCAGCCAACCGCATCCCTCTAACTAATAGTTAGTAGGATCAAGGTATTAAGAGGGAGCTCCGAAAGGGGCTCCCTTTTTAGTGTATAAATATAGCAGAATGAACACGCTAACACCCAACAAGAACTACCTTTCGCCTAACGGGTTTAAGATCAATATTGCATCGAGTCAGTTCTCAAACGTAGAGTACTTTTGCACGAGACTCTCCCATCCTGCCATATCCATGGCCGGCGCACCTCTTCCGTTTCGTGGGTTCACCGCGCACGTCGCCGGCGACCGCATCGAGTACGGTACTCTGGATATTCAGTTCATGATCTCCGAGTACATGGAGAACTACATCGAGATCTTCAACTGGATGAAGTCAAACCACGACAGTGTCGGACAATTTCTCAAGGCCGATATCGTCTTGAGCGTATTGGACAGCTCCAACAACATCACCAAGAAGATTCGGTATGTTGATGCGTTTCCCGTCTCGCTGGGTGCGGTGGACCTGCATACGCAGAACACCGATGTTGAATACGTCACCGCCGATGCAAGCCTTCAGTACACATACTTTGAATTCGTAAATTAATTGATGTACAGTTTGATCCCTTTGTGATATGATTATGTCATGAGTCTAACTCTTGAATCAATACTAGAAATGTGGAAGAAGGACAGCGCCATCGACGAGATGGCGCTCGACGATGCATCACGCGATCAGGCCAAGCTTCACGGCAAATACCTGGAGGTACTGAGCATAACCAAGCTGCAGCTTAAGCGCAAGGAGATGGAACAGCAGGTGCTCCTTCGCGACAAATGGATGTACTTCAACGGCAAGATGGACAAGGCCGAGATGGATACACGCGGCTGGCCCTACGATCCCTTCAATGGGCTTAAGATCCTCCGCAACGACATGGAGTATTTCTTCAACGCTGATCCCGAGCTCCAAAAGCAGGAAGAACGTATCGTCTATCTCAAGACCCTGGTATCCACGCTTGAAGAGATCATGGGTACGCTCAAATGGAAACATACGGTCATCAAGAATATGATCGACTGGCGTAGGTTTACATCTGGAGGATGATATGACCAAGGACGACGCTTGGGCGCGGTGGAACTCCCTCACATCCGAGGAGAGAGCAGCATACATAGATCATGCTGTACTACTACTCGAGCGAGGCTACGTTCAAAGGACCGAGGACTTCGATACGTTTGACCTCGCAATGTCCGTGTTTGTAAAGAAACTTGAAAGCGAAGCCATAGAGAATGCCAGACGTAATCAAAGTCCGTAAGAAGAACGAAGTGTTCATGACGCTTGAGACGGAACCCTCCGTGGAGATGGAGCTGTTTTCTTTCTTTGAGTTCTGGGTTCCCGGTTACCAATGGATGCCGGCGTATAAGAATAAGTTCTGGAACGGCAAGGTCGGCCTGTTCGACCGCAAGATGAAGACGCTCTACTGCGGCCTTCTCCCCTACCTTAAGGAGTTTGCTGCGGCAAGAGAATGCGAATTAGAATTTCAAGACAGCTCCCAGTACGGCCGTATCGATACCGAGGACCTCGTCGACGAAACCACGCTGAGTAATTTTATTCAGGCGCTCAATATTCAGGCGCACGGCAAGAAGATCGAGCCTCGTGATTATCAGGTGCAGGCGATCACCGAGGCCCTGACGCATCGTCGTCGGCTGCTTCTTTCTCCCACCGCGTCGGGTAAGTCGCTCATCATCTACGTGCTGATTCGATGGTTCCTGGAGAACAACGAGGGCAAGGTGCTTCTCATCACCCCCACCACGTCGCTGGTCGAACAGATGTACTCCGATTTTGCAGACTACGCCAAGAACGACGGGTCCTGGGACAACGAGGCCATGTGCCATCGCATCTACTCTGGTAGGGAAAAGATCACGATGCAGCAGAGAGTGATAATAACTACATGGCAGTCCATCTACAAGATGCAGGGCGACTGGTTTGAGCCCTACGGTATGGTGGTGGGAGATGAAGCCCACAACTTCAAGGCAAGGTCCCTCACCGCCATTCTCGAGAAGCTGCGCGATGCAAAGTACCGTATCGGCACCACGGGTACGCTGGACGGAACTCAGACCCACAAGCTGGTACTGGAGGGATTGTTTGGTCCCGTCTATCAGGTCACAACAACGAAGCAATTGATCGAGAAGGATGCGCTGTCGGATCTGTCCATATCAGTACTTCTCATGAAGTATTCCGATGAGATCTGCCAGTCCATGAAGAAAAAGACCTACCAGGAAGAACTTGATTTTCTGGTGTCGTATCTTCCTCGCAACAGGTTCATACGCAATCTTGCCCTGGCCCAGGAAGGCAACACTCTCATTCTCTACAACTATGTTGCGAAGCACGGCAAACCCATCTACGACATGCTGCAGAAAAAGATGTCGGAGAACGGTAGGGAAGGGCGTAAGCTGTTCTTCGTATCCGGCGGTGTGGATACCGATGAGCGGGAGCGAATCCGTGCCATCACCGAGGGTGAAAAGGATGCGATCATCGTGGCCAGCTTAGGTACATTCTCCACCGGTATAAATATACGTAACCTCCACAATATAGTGTTCGCATCCCCATCAAAATCCCAGATTCGAGTACTGCAGTCCATCGGGCGCGGTCTACGCAAATCAGATAACGACCAGATGACGCAAGTGTTTGATATCGCAGACGATCTACACTGGAAGAAGAATCGTAATTATACATTAGACCACGCTGCTGAACGAATCAAGATCTATTCCAAAGAGCAGTTCAACTTCAAGATCCATGAGGTATCAGTATGATCGAAGACATGGGAGAAGAATTTGAATCGCTGTTCTTTACGTTCAAGCTCGTCAGCGGCGATACCATAATCTGTCAAGTTCTTCAGGACACCGATAAGAACATCATCATACGCGATCCATTTCAAATCAAGACGCATACCATTTCAAACGATAAGGGAGTACGATCGCTCACCTATTACGCAGAGTGGTTTGCTTCAGCCGATTCTAGAGTACACATGATAAGGAAGGATCATATTCTTTCTGCTTGCATCCCTGATAAAGCTCTTAAGCACGAGTATCATAAACTCGTTGTTGATAAAACCCTCAGTCTGTCTGATGATGATATCGACGACGATGATTCTGATTTCCCTGACTTGAACTTTAAGATAGACCCTAAAGACCGATTCGGACTGAACTAGTATATTGCCTTCCTCAGTTGAATAGAGATATAAAATAACAACATCTAGGCCAGATGTAAAATACATTGTTATCGGAATCTTTGAATAGAATAGCAAAATATGATTTTACTTTTGACCGGCTTATGTTAAGATCGATTCAATAAATAGTACAACTTACATTATGACGCCGATTCCAACCACAGCACCAAAGACTACAAAGACTAATCGCCGCCGAGCGCCGGAGCATTACGTCAATAACAAAGAGTTTTCACAGGCGGTCGTTGATTACGTCAACAGCGTTAACAAGGCGAAGGCTGAAGGTCGCGAGGCCGATAAGATCCCAGAGTACATCGGTCGTTGCTTTCTAAAGATCTCGGAGGGTCTTTCGCATAAGCCCAACTTCATTCGCTACACGTACCGTGAAGAGATGGTTATGGATGCCGTGGAGAACTGCATCAAGGCGATCATGAACTACAACGTGGCGGCGGCCACTCGAACGGGTATGCCCAACGCCTTCGCCTACTTCACGCAGATCTGCTACTTCGCCTTTATTCGTCGCATCATTAAAGAGAAGAAGCAACAGGATATTAAATTTCGATACATCGAGCATGCTGGTATTCAAGACTTCGTTACTAACCCGGAGGGTAGGTCAGACTTCACCGCCGGTGTTGAGAACGGCTTCATCGATGTCCTTAAGAACCGTATCGACCGAGTCAAGAAGGTCGACAGGGATATCAAGGACTTCAAGAAGAAAGAGCAGAAGAATCTTGAAACCTTCATGAAAGAATGAAGATCGCTCTTCTAAACGACAGCCACGTCGGAGCTCGAAACTCCTCCGACGTATTTTTAGATTACTTCGCCCGCTTCTATAGCGAGGTATTCTTTCCCTACTGCGATAAGGAAGGCATAAAGCAGATCATCCACCTTGGAGACTTCTATGACCATAGAAAGTACATCAACTTCAAGGCGCTGAATCACAGTCGCAAGACGTTCCTTGAGCCGATGCGCGAGCGCGGCATGATCATGGACATCATCCCAGGCAACCACGACGTCGTCTATAAGAACACGAACGAGCTCTGCAGTCTCAAGGAGCTGCTTGGTTTCTTCGTCAACAATATTCATATCGTGATGCAGCCGCAGGTGCAGACCTACGACGGCTTCAAGATCGCGCTCCTTCCATGGATCAATCCGGAAAACTATGCTGAGTCCATGAAGTTTGTAGAAACGTGCGGTGCTTCAGTATTGGGTGCACACCTTGAGCTTGCTGGGTTTGAGGTCATGCCAGGAATGCCTGCGCAGCATGGTATGTCCCCTAATGATTTCAAACGATTTGAGATGGTGCTCACGGGACACTATCATACAAAATCGCAAATCGATAATATCATCTATCTTGGTACTCAGTATGAGATGACCTGGTCAGATTGCGAAGACAACAAATTCTTTCATATCTTTGATACCGATACGCGGGAACTAACTGCGGTGCGGAATCCTATCACGATCTTCTCCAAAATACGCTACGATGATACTCAGTCCAGTACATCAGATGGCATCGATGTTACTCAGTACAAGGGACAATTTGTAAAGGTTATCGTAAAGACCAAGAAGGATCTCTTTAAGTTTGATAGGTTTATCGATGAGCTCCAAAAGGCAGGTGTACTTGAGATCAAGATCGCCGAGACGTTTGACGAATTCTCCGGTGCTCGCGTCGACGACATCAACGTCGAAACGGTATCGGAAACCGGTGACCTACTCAATGCATACGTTGACTCTGTTGAGACGGACCTAAATAAAGAGGTCATCAAATCAAAATTACGTGGTTTGTACGTTGAGGCGTCTAATTTAGAAGTTGTATAATGATAATCTTTAAAACTATTCGCTGGAAGAATTTTCTTTCCACAGGTGATAACTTTATCGAGGTTACGCTTGATGAAAATCCCTCCACGCTTATCGTGGGACCAAACGGATCAGGTAAGTCCACGCTTCTTGATGCGCTCAGCTTCGCGCTATTTGGCAAGCCGCACCGTGATATCAAGAAACCGCAGCTGATCAATTCGATCAACAACAGGGACTGCGAGGTCGAGGTTGAGTTCAGCATCGGAGTCACTGAGTACGTTGTTCGCCGATGCATCAAGCCCAACGTCTTTGAGATCTATCAGAACGGCACGCTGCTTAATCAGGAATCGCACAGCAGGGACTATCAGAAGGTTCTCGAGCAGAACATACTCAAGCTGAACCATAAGTCATTCCATCAGATCGTTGTTCTTGGATCTTCGTCCTTTGTACCGTTCATGCAGCTTCCAGGCCACCACCGCCGAGAGGTCATTGAGGATCTATTGGACATCAACGTCTTCACAAAAATGAACGGCGTACTCAAGGAAAGAATATCCCAGCTGAGAGAGAAGCTTGGACATGCCAGCCACGAGCTTGAGCTTACTCAGGAAAAGATCCGTATGCAACAGAAGCATATCGGCGATCTAAAGAACATCGACGCGGAACAGCATCAGAAGAATCAGGAAAAGATTCAGACCCTGCAAGATCAGATCCAGCAGCTGATGAGGAGCAACGACGAGCTTGCATCGTTTGTCCAGAGCCATCAGCAGAATGCAAGGAAGGATCTGAATAAGGCTGAGGACCTGAAGCATACCGCCCACACCTATAAGATTCAAATCGATTCCAATATAGCTGCCGTTGTAAAAGATTCAAAGTTCTACGACGACCACGATTCGTGCCCCAAATGCCTTCAGCCCATTCAGCTTGAATTCAAGCAGAAGAAGACGCACGAGTGCAAGACCAAAGCCAAAGAATTGATGGAAGGTCAGGGGAAGCTTATAAAGGAAGTTGAAAAAATCAATGATCAGTTTACCGCGGCGATGAAGATCATAGAGGAATGCAATCGCCGCAACGTTCAGACGCAGCACAACAACTCCACAATTTCAAATTTTGAAAAGCAGATCGTGGCTTTAAACCGCGATATGCTGCTGAAGCAGAACGAAGATATATCCTCAGCCGAAAAGGAATTGACTGCGATGCAGGAAGCTTTGGCTGGGCTGAACGGCCTGCGGTCGACCTTCTATGAAGAGGGTACCTACAATCAGGTCATCGCCGAGATGCTGAAGGATACCGGCATAAAGACCAAGGTGATCAGGCAGTACCTACCCGTGATGAACAAGCTCATCAATCAATACTTGCAAGTACTCGACTTCTTTGTTTCTTTCAATCTGAATGAATCCTTTGAAGAGACCATTCGTTCCCGCCATCGCGATGAGTTCACGTATGCATCCTTCTCGGAAGGAGAAAAGCAGCGGATCGATCTGGCACTCCTGTTCACATGGCGGCATATCGCCCGCATGAAGAACTCGGTGTCGACAAACCTGCTTGTTCTCGACGAAACGTTCGATTCCAGCATGGACTCCGAAGGCGTGGACAATCTGATCAAGATATTGGCTACTCTGGAAGACAACACTAACGTGTTCATCATCAGCCACAAGACGGATGCCTTGGATGGTAAATTTAAGGGGAGAATCGAATTTTCTAAGGAAAATAGCTTCTCCAGCATGAAGCAAAAATAACACAAGTCGTTGGTGGCCAATCGCTGAATTACAGCGACGCTTTTTTGTTTTACATTATGCTTAGAACTAGCTAGTATTGCATAGTGAAAGAGAGTACTTCAAACATCCGTTCGGTCCTTGCCAAACTTCTGGCCAAGGAAAACATCACCGTCCAGCATGGAAATTACGAGACGGCGTTCTTCGATGTGGAGAACCGCATCCTTGGGCTCCCCATCTGGAAAGATAAAGGCAAGGACGTGTACGACCTACTCGTCGGCCATGAGGTAGGACATGCTCTCTACACTCCCATGTTTGACGTTGGTACCGTAGGCACCGGTTTTCTTAAGAATTGCGCCAACGTGGTGGAAGACATCCGCATCGAGCGAATGATTCAATCAACGTATCCTGGCTTGATCCGATGCTTCACCGAAGCCTATGCGGTCCTTCACGCCGATAACTTTTTTGGCATCGCCGGCAAGGATGTCAACACACTCGGTCTCGGCGACCGCATCAATCTCAAGGCCAAGTTAGGCAACCGCATCAGCATTCAGTTCTCCAAGAAAGAACAGCCCATCGTGGATCAATGCTTTGCCGTTCAGACTTGGGAAGACACTCTCAAGGCGGCCAAGGCGCTCTGCGATTTCTGTAAGAAAGCTGAAGAGCAGAAGAAGTCAAAGCCAGTTGATAAGCCGGAGCCGTCAAAGAATGCCACGACTCAGAAGTCGGAGTCTGAGAAGACTAGCGACGACGAGTCGGAGTCTGAGAAGACTAGCGACGACGAGTCGGAGTCTGAGAAGACTAGCGACGACGGTGCCGAGT